AGATCCTCACGTTTAAACATCACGGCCATCATTTGGCTGATGTAGTTTTTCGGCTTATCTATTGCCAGCTTCTCGATGTGCTTAGTATCCCTTACGGTTAACTTCATCTGAGCCGTATAGGTGTAACCATCTATCTCGATAGTATCAATGGTAGGATAGTCAATGTTTTTATCCAGGCTATTGAAGGCCTTTACCATCTCGATAAAATCTGAGATATCCACATCCCAAAAATCCTTCTCAGGGATTCCTAGATATTCAAAGATTTTAAGGTGCTTATCAACGGCATCCAGGTCCTTATTGTTATTGATCTCTGTGATCATTTCAAACTGCTCAATGGTGAGCTCTTTCATTTGGTTTGGGATCTCTTTCCCTAAAATTGTTATCATAATTTTTTTTTAACAAATATAAGAAAATTCTAATATAGGTAAATGGCAGAAAAAAATATCCCTACTTATAAGATTACCATTGACCCAGCCTATGCTGAAAATGGTGAGGATCTAGGAATTGAACAGATAGCATTCACGGCAAATCCTGCCATTAAGGTGAAAGGGATGGCCTTCTCAAGTGAAGCTAAGCCAATGTTTTTTTCAGATGAACTAAAGTACCGCATCACGGCCCCGGCATTAATCCCTATGGATATATATCGCTATGATGATGATGCCAAACAGGAGTACTTTGTTCAATTTACAAAAGAGGAGATTGAGAATATCCACGGCAAATTCATGAGGGATATGGTCAATAGAGACCTATTCAATCTAGAGCATGATACTGAGAAAACAGTCCCTGCCTATGTGCTTGAGGCCTGGATAGTTGAGAACCCAAAGAAGGATAAAGCATACAGCTCTTTTGGTATCGAGGTGCCAGAAGGTACATTGATGGTAACGGCACAGGTAACGGATAAGGAATATTATGCAGAGCTAGTAAGTGAGGAGCAGATAGGCTTCTCAATTGAAGGTTATCTGGGCATGAAGTTAAGTGAGCAAACAAATAAAAACCAAATAAACATGAACAAGTTACCCGATGGCGAGCACCTAATCGAGGGTAAAATCTACGTCGTAAAAGACGGAGAGGTTATCGAGATTAAGGAAGTCGAAAAAGTAGAAGCCTCTGAGGAGGTAGCTCTTGAGGATACGGTAGTGGAAGAGGAAACCACAGTTGAAACAACTGAAGAGGAAACCATGGCCGTAGATCCTGAGCTAGATGCTGAGGCAGTTTTAGCAATTGTTAAGCCAGCTATTGAAGAGCAGGTAAATGCATTAGTAGCTATGATTGCTGATCTTCAAAATCAATTGGATCAAGCTCTAACTCCAGAGATGGAAGAGGAGGAAGTGGAGATGGCTGAGGCTGTAGCGTTAAGCGTACAGCAAAGATTTAGTAACGTAAATAAATTTATAAACAAATAACAAAATGAGAAAGTTAAAATTCGATTTGAATATCGACCCTACAGCCTTATTGGCTGCTAACCCTGAGGCATTCTATTCTAAGGCATATTTGTCTGAGGATACTGCTGATAACTACCGTGCCCTTCCAGGTGTAAAGTACAAAACTAAATTAGCCTCTGTTACTTTTGGTAACATCCTTCAGGCTTCTAGCTGTGCCTTTACAGCTCCAACTGATGACCTAGATGCGAAAGAAATTGACGTATGCGCTCTTTCTGCAATGGCTCAGATTTGTCAATTTGACCTTGAGCAATCTTTCCTTTCTTTGCAAATGAGCAAAGGATCAAATGGAGATTTCTCTGTGGCTTCATTCATGAGCTTCTACTGGTCAGAAATGGCAAACAAAATCAATGGAGATCTTGAGTCAATCCGTTGGCAAGGTGATACCCTTAGTGGTAACCCTACCTTAGCTCTTTGTGATGGTTACGAGAAATTGTTAGGAGCTCCTGGATCAGGTGTTATCAATGGAGGTACTGGTGCAATCGCTAACTTTACAGCTCTTGAGGCTGCATTGTCTGCTGCATTTGCTTTGTTACCTGCTACTATTGCAACTAGAACTGCTGATCTACGTTTATATATGCCTACTCAATTGGTTAACATCTACCGATTAGGAGTAGCATCTGGTAACACTCAAGCGTATATTACTCAGGATCTAGCGTTAACTTTCTTAGGTGTTAAAATCGTAGTTTGTCCAGGGATGTCTAACAACACTTTTGTATGGACTTTGAAAGATAACCTTATCTACGCATTCGATGCTGAAGGTGATAGCTCTGATTTGCGTGCTGTTAACTTAGCTGATACTGTAGCTGAGCCTTACATCCGTACTCGTGCTAACATGAAGGTAGGTTTCAACTTCGTTAACCCAGGAGAGATCGTATTCTATTCATAATTAATAACCGAGCCCTCAGAAATGGGGGCTCTTTAATACTTTAAATCATGCCTTGTTTAGTTCTTGAAGACATAGTAAAATCATGCGACAATAACTCTGGTGGTATTTATGGTATCTGGATTAACCAACAGGATGAGATTGCCTCAATCACTCCTGTAGATCCATCAGCAGGAGCTGGATGGTCAATCACAGGTATCACATTAGCTGGCGTTAACTTGTTTCAAAATTTCTACATTAGACGAAATACCTCCAACTTCACAGAGGAGAGTAACATCGACCTAGTGAATGGTAGCTCATTTGTTACCTCTACAATTAACCTAATGTTTCACCGACGAGATGCTGCTAAATCTCGTGCCATTAAAATCTTAGGTGGTGGACAGCAGTACCTTACTGCCATCATTTTGGATGCCAATGGAATATACTGGTACTTCCCTTATTTGCAAGTTTCTGCAACAGGTGAAGGTTCAGGTACAGCTCGTGCTGATGGCTCTAAATATTCCGTTACTTTGGTAGCTGAGAATGAGTACCTCGCATACGAGGTGAACATGACCCCTGTACAATTGCAGGCAATCGGAGTACAATAATCAACTCCATATACATCTAAAGGCCCTCAGAAATGGGGGCTTTTTTTTAACATCTTATTAGGCATTCAATAATATAGGTATGATCTATCTAGAGCAAGGGGTGGTTAATCAAATCGTATTGACCTTATCAGAGGTTACAACGGTGGCAAATCCTCATTATTTGTTTGTGTTCACCAATGAAATGAATACAACAAGTACCCCTCAATTATTTACGGCACCTGATACAAGTGCCTATCCAGAGAGATACAATTTATTTAGCCTCAATGAGCCTACAGATATCTCATTGATACAGGGCCAATTTACTTATCAGGTATACGAGAGTAATAACCCTTTTGTTTTACCCTTATCCATAGCGCAAACTACAGGCGTAGTCATTGAGGAGGGCAGAATGGTAGTAAGTGGTCCAGCAGGCAACTCAATATACGATTAATATGGCATGGTATAACGACATCTTTAAAAGCAAATCAAAAGGACCCGAAGTAGTCGAAGGGTATCAATCATTTTCTACTCCATTTCTTCCAGTAGGCCGTGGCAATTTAACCCTACCCTATGTGAATGGTAGGTATGATACCAATAAGGAGGTAAGATTTGGTACGGATGGATTATATCCAGAGCTATTAAATCAAATGTATTACAGCTCCCCGTTGCATGGTGCCATTGTGGATTACAAAACCAATGCAGTTATTGGTGGAGGCTTTGCATTGAGTACGGATAAAATGACAGCTCAAGAAAAACTAGAGCTCTATACCTTTGAGAAAAAAATCAATCTTAAACACATTGTAAAAGCGACAACAAAACAGCTCATTCTACATAATCGGGTTTACTTTAAATTATGTTTTGATAAAAAACGGAAGCTAACTAAGATTGAAAACATCAGCCCTGAAAAAGTAAGGGTATCTAGGGATAGAAAGATGTACTATCTATGTGATGACTGGAGCACCCGTATTGATATACGAGAGATTAAACCCTACCACATCACCTGTACCGATGAATATCAGCTCTATTGCTATGAGATAAAATCGATGGGTCAGGATTACTATCCGCTACCTACCTATACAAGTGCTTTAAATTTTGCATTTCTGAGTGGTGATCTTTCCTATTTCGCAAAGAGTAACATTCAAAATAGCGTTTTCCCATCCTTTGCTATGATGTTCCCCAAACGACCACAGTCAGAGGAGGAGAAGCACATGATAAAGGAAACCATCGACAGGCTTAAGGGTGCAGCCAATGCTGGTAAGGCCGTGGCTTTCTTTGCCAATAGCCAGGACCAGCTTCCTAAGATAGAGGCCCTTCCAAATAACAACAATGACAAGCTATTTCTTGAGGCCTCTCAATTGAATACTGAGCAAATCTGTTTTGCTCATACCATTGACCCTATTCTCATGGGTATCCGTACGGCAGGAGCTCTGGGTAATGGTTCCGATATTAAGCAGGCATACATTATATTCGAGAAAAACGTGGTAATGGAGCTCCGCAATCAGATTACAACAATATTTAACGAGCTGATATCTATTGCTAGAATCCCTGCAGAATTTACTATTAATAACTTCCAGATAATCAATGAGACCATCGTGGAGCTGGAGGAGGATACAAGCAAAACAAATGATGCACTCAATAGCCTAAGCCCATTGGTAGCTACTAAGGTACTTGAGACCATGACCATTAACGAGATACGAGCTCTGGCATCCTTACCGCCAATAGAGGGAGGAGATGTAACACAAGGTGCAGCAGCATCACAACCCATTGTATAATGTTATATTTTATTACCGAAAATTACCTTAAAACAAATACCCCGATAACTGCTAATGTGGATGTAACAGATGTAACTCCATACATTGCAACTCAATCGGCATTGAGAATACAGCCTATCCTGGGAACTGTATTCTATAATCATCTATTGACAGCCTACAATGCTCAGACCTTAACCAATGATGAAATTGATTTGGTAGAATTTATACAGCCAGTCATTGCATGGAGGTCCGCAGAGGATGCCGTATTTGGATTGACCTACCAATTAAAGAACAAGGGCCTACAAACTCAAAACGGAGATTATTCTGCTAGTGTATCCCGTAGTGAGGTAGCCTTCGGCATGGAGCACTATGCACAGAAAGCCAGTTTTTTTGAGCAACGTCTTATCAGATGGCTCCTGGCTAACAAGGCACTATTCCCGATCTTTACATCTGCTGCGAATACTGATACAGACCTACGGCCAATGTTCAATCATTGCTCATGCATCAACGAATGGACCACAACCTGCACAGGATTATGTGGTAACTTCCGAGAGAATGGCTACAATAACAGCATCTTAATTCTGTGAGGGCACAGCTCAGCATATTACTCACAACAATCCAGGCAAAGTGGCCTGCATTAATAGCAACAATCATGGCGTTTTTTATGCCTATATGGGGGCTATTATTTTTAATTGGTTTTGCTATTTCATTAGATACCATCACAGGCATCTGGAAGAGTAGAAAAAACAAGGTGCCATTCAGTAGTAGATTATTTTCATCGATTGCTAGTAAGATGGCACTCTATGAGATAACTGTTATTTTATTTTATCTCATTGATTATTTCATCCTCAATGGTATCATTATAAAGTTTTTTTCAATAGATTTACTCCTCACTAAGATAGTGGCATTGATCCTGGTATCTATTGAGGTAATAAGTATCAATGAAAACTATAAGGCAGTGAGAGGCCTAGATCTATGGGATAGTGCTAAGAGGCTATTCAATAGAGTGAAGGAGATTAAGAATAATACAGATGAGATATGTACACAAGAGAACAGATCGAGCGAATAGTTAAGGAGAAAGGATATAAATGGTTTGAGGATACGGCTAATAAGGGGTATGATGTCAATATAGTAGGCATCCGCAACAATGCTCCATCCATAGCTGATAAGGTTACGAATGTATTTGATGATTATATTACCATAACCTATAAAGATAGCCTAGGTAACTGGAATTTTTTCTGTTGGAACGCAACCACGGACCCGGGTAAAAAGGGAGTACAGCAGTTTCATAATGCCAAAGGCGTGGCTAGATTGGTTCCTGGTCAATACAGAGCAACGTGGAAAATCGATAAACACCAGGGCAAATATGATGCATTATGCCAGAGGCTCGGAGAGGTTACTGTATGGAGGGATGGCAATAAGGATTTAAAATTTGATGAGGTGAAAACCGATAAAGGTATCTTTGGCATAAACATCCACAAAGCAGGAACAGATAGCACATGGGTAGAGAACTGGAGCGAAGGGTGCCAGGTATTCAAGAGGGTTAAGGACTTCGAAACCTTCATGTTCATTTGCAAGAAAGCTGCGAAAATTCACGGCAATTGCTTCAGTTATACTTTACTCGAGATATGAGATACCTGATACCTTTAATATTATTGATATCCTGCTCAGCTCCTAAGAGAGCGCAGTATCATTACAAGAGAGCCCTAGCTAATGGCCTTAAAATTGAGCAGGCTAGTGATACTATCCAGGTGCTGAAGGTGGATAGCTTCCCTGTTATTCAGAATGATACCATTGTATATGAGAAGTATATCGCATATCGCGATACGGTAATAAATTTCAAAACTGTTGAGATACCTAAAACAAAATGGCAGACCCGCATTGAATATAAAGAGAGGGTAAAGATTGAGAAAATCAAAGGAGCTACAGAAGTAAAAGTAATTAGAGAGCAGGCAAAAGCAGCAGCAGTTAAAGAGGTAAAGTACCGCACCAGATGGTGGCCTTTTGTTGTTGGTTTAATCATAGGTTTAATAATACCGTACCTATTGCAGGGAGGCCTACTAGACAGGCTGGCCCTTTGGAGAAAAATATGATAAGAAAAAGATTGTTTTACGACATTGAGACATCATTCAATGTTGGGGTATTCTGGAGAACAGGGTACAATATCAATATAAACCCTCAGGATATAATCCATGAGAGGGCCATCATTTGCATTTGTTATAAGTGGGAAGGTGAGGAGGAGATCCATAGCCTAACCTGGTCAAAGAGTCAGAGCGATAAGGCCATGCTCAAAGAATTTACCAAACTATTGGCTCAAGCGGATGAGATTGTGGCTCACAATGGGGATAGATTTGACCTCAAATGGATACGTACACGAGCTCTAATTCATGGTATTGATGTTATGCCTCATCCTAAGACCATTGATACCCTTAAACTGGCTAAAAAATACTTTAATTTTAACAGTAATAAACTAGATTATATTGCTAAGTTTCTACAGGTAGGCGCTAAGATGGAAACTGGAGGCTTAGATCTATGGAAGGATATAGTTTTCCGTAAAGATCAGCAGGCCCTGGATAAGATGGTGGCCTATTGCAAGATGGATGTAAAGGTACTTGAGAAGGTATATAATAAGATACAGGCCTATACATTGCCTCAGCACAATTATGCCGTACAGCATGGAGGTGATAAGTATGAATGTGTAGAATGTGGAGGCACTAACTACCAATATAATAAGAAGGTAGTAACCAGAGCAGGCACCGTACACCATTGGGTAAAATGTAAGGATTGCAACAGCTATAATAAGCTAAGTCAATTGGTTTTCGGCAAATA